GCCTTTTTGCCTAGATCTTGGCAGTCTGCCCGGTGAAGCTCGTAGTAGTGGGCTTCGGGGTTATCTAGATTTACTAAGGATAGTTTCATTTTTTGTCCTTTCTTCCTTGTAATAAATCTAGCCGATTTTTAGCGGTTTTTAGCGGTTTTTAGCGCTTTTATTTAGTCGTTATCAAATCGTTATTTTAGCCAAAATCCCCGAATTGACGACCCTAGAAAGGCTAAACCCGGCCGGTAGAAAGGAATAAGATCCGGCCGGGTCGCGAGCTGTTGTCTTTTAGCGGAGTTCGCTAGCCTTGGTTACTCGCGTTTCATTAGCTGATCGCGGCTCGTTGGTCGAATCGGCCTTGCCCTCATCTGAGGACTTTTCGTCTAGCTTTGCGATCGCAGTTGCCCACTCATCCGCTAGCTCAACCACGAACCCAGTTTCGGGGTTGCCGGCTACGGCGAGAATAGTTGCTTTGATTTGTTCTTTAGTTGCCATTGTTTTCACCAATCAGTTTGAGCTTTGCTTTCATTAGTTCTAGCATCTCAACATCTCCATCGGTAGCCGGTGCTTCTGGCTTTAGAGTTTGGGTTGGTGCTAGTTCGTCAATTACTTTTCTGAGCAGTTGCGCATCGTCAGTTGATAGTTCCGAGCCGCTTTCTAGTTTCAAAACAGCATCGGCCAACTGATCACTATCTACTGCCGCACGAGCCGCAACCTTATCTAGGCCACGAACAGAAGTTGTGCCGGCGGTAGCAGAATACGCAGGAAACGCCACGATACTTACTTCGTGAAGCCTTACGGACTTTAGGGTTCGGATACGGCCATCAGAACTCCACTCATCTCCACCATCCGGAACTGAGAAACCAAAAGACATAGAGTCAATGTCACCGCGCTTTAGCAATACGGAAGCATCGCGGCCAGTAGTCGTATCTGGCAACTGCGCTCTTACGCGTAGGCCATAGTTATCTTCTTCTAAAGTCAAAGTGCCGGCGCGAGTAGATCCCAGAACCTCACCGGTTTCGTGGTTCCAAAGTAGCTTTATGTCGTTACGGCCGCGCTTTAGCGATCGCGTAAAGGCACCGGGCGCAATACGCTCAATAAAGGGCAAAGGTTCAGAATCCGAGTTGAATACAGCGGCGTATCCCTCAAAGGTCATACCGCTTCCGTCCTCGCGGATTTCAAAAGATCCCGGTGTGGTGCGGATCTCTATCTTGGACATACTCTCTCCTTTCGCGCTAGTTAGTGCGCGATTTTGTTCTTCTAGTCTAGTAACAACTCCGTCTGCGTAATCAAGTGCGCGTTGCGCGGCTCGCTTACTTGGCCCACTTCCCCAGAGCAAATGTGCTACGACACCAGCGCTAGGATAATTGTCTGAATTAGGATCGGCATCGGGACTGTCAAGATCAACCAAATGACGAGCGATCCAAGCGCGAAGCCTAACCCACTTATCAGCAGTAACAGAACCGCTGGCCATAGCTCTAGCTTCGCGAATAGTGCGCGGAACAAGTCCATCTCCACCTAGTCCTTCCTCGTAATAGCGCAAGCCTTGTCTAGCGGCGGCTCGCATATACGCCGGTGGCGATAGATCTACTTGACGAGTTTCTTCAAAATCGTCATCATCTTCGTCATCCGGTTCGTCCATCGGTTCGGGTAATTCGTCAATCCTAGTTAGCGTTGAAAACTTATGAGCTACTAATACATCTGTATCTTCCCAACCGCCACCATCTACCGGTCGGTAAATCTGAATTAGTGCGGCAGGATCGTCAGGAGTTCCGGTTACGGAAACAGAAGTTCCGGGAACATCTATTGTGCCGTCAGTTACGATCTCTTGAATTTCGCCTCTAGCGCGGCCGCCTGACGAGTTCCAAGAAACATAATCGCCTACACGCAAGTCACCGGGTTTGGCTCTTTCACCACCCGGCTCAATGCCCTCAGCAATAGATACTGCGATCATCTGGTCAATCGCATCTTGCTTAGTCGCGTGGCAAGCTAGCAGTTCGCCATCTTCTTTGATCGTTGCCCAAGCCGAGCAATCTGGGTGACTATCGGTTATGTAATAAGGCATTAGATCGTCTGCCTTAGCCAGTTGATGGTGTGACCGGTCTTGCCCGAAACTGCGTATAGCTGTTCCAATGGCGCTAGATCGAATTGGATCATTTCCAACTTTTGTAATCCAAAGCCGGTGGTAGTTGTTACTGCTGTTCCACCTAAATAGACCGCATCCGTATTATCAACATTTGAAATAGTTATGCGTGTCGGATTAGTTGATACGCCATCTATGGCGGTAGCAACAGTTCCAATTGAAACCTGACCAGAAGTAATCATTAGTTCCCCTCGTATAGTGAAGTTGGGTCAGTCGGATCTAATAGCGCTAGCTGTTGTAGCTGAGTGCTTGGAATACCGGTGTGACCAATCTCCGGTAGGCCTAGTGCGCTCAAAACTTCTTCCGGTTTGTAACCAACCTGCACTAGCTTTGCGGCCATACTTACGCGCTTGTCTTGTTGGTTGATTGTGCTTGCCTCAACATTGACATTAGCTAGCGGAACACGAACCGTATCCGCTGATGGATCGGAAATAATACGCAGATCTTCTAGCCGGCGAACATCGTTGATAGTTAGGAAGCCACTTTGTAGGCCGGTGCTGTATGCGCTCATACGGCTATTTATGTCGGCACGAAGTAGGCCGTCAATGTTGAACCTTAGAAACGCGTCAGCGCCATTAGGCGATAGTGCTAGTAATGGCGAAAGCGCATCTTCTAGTTTTTGAATAATTGGACGCAATCCGTGAGTTACCCACGCTAGGTTGTTCTGCTCTACGCTCGCGTAGCTGTTAGTTCCGGGCAATCCGAGTAGGTGCGGCGGAACATTGAAAGCGCGAGCGACATCCTCAACAGCCATACGGCGCGAATCTATGAATTGTGCCTGATCGTTGTTTACACTTGTTTCTTTATACTTTGCGCCGCTAGTTAGAACACCGGTCTTGTGGGCTTTGCCCCAACCCTTATGTCTAGCGTCAAAAGATTGAGCGAGTTCGCGAGCTTGCTCAGCAGTTAGCTCATCTGGAAATTCAATAATTCCCTGAGTGGTCGCACCTTGTCCGAAGAACTTTGCGGCATACATTTCTAGCGCCATCGCCAAACCAAAGTTTTCTTTCAAAGACTCTACGCGGCTAAGTCCGCGCAAGTATCCGGGTCTAACAACATCCGGAATGTGGATAACTTCGTCTGGCGTTAGTGGCTTGTTTTCACCCTCAACCATAAAGCGAACTTGGCCATAGGCTTCGCGCTTGATTTCTACTTTGTTTGGATTTAGAACAGTTAGATTGACTACTTGACCGCGCCGCGTGAATACGCGAATAAAAGCGTTGCCGTCAATCAAAAGACTTACGATCGCTTGGCCATAAAAGCTAGCGCGAGTGGTGTCAATGTCTGGCTTATACACCCAGTCCGGTCTTGGGCGCATAGGGAATCGGTTGCCGTTGGCGCGAACATAAGCGTCTAGCGGCAGGGTTGAAATTGTGTCGCTAATTAGAGATACAGCTGAGAAGATCGCGTTGATACGGAAAGCAGTTTCCGAGTTGATCTTGGTTGCGGAAGCGCTAGCAAAATCTATGTCATCGCCAGAGGCAAACATAGTTTGATAGCTAATTGCCCTTTTCTCAAATAAATCTCTAAGCATTATTTCCGCTCCAAACTAATCCCAATAAGAATTGCCAAAATACCGGCTACGATTATTCCGGCCGGTGGGTAAATCAGACCGACACCCAAAGCGATCGCTGTCGCACCGGTGGCTTGTAAAATGGTCGCTATCATAATTTCCTAAATGTAGAACTGCGGCACTTTTGGCGGTTCTACGATCTCCTTCATCTGTAAAGCGCGGTCTAAAGCTATGATACCAGCTACCGCCGCGTCAATCTTTCGTGGGCTGTGTCTATGCTCTTTGACTATGCGTGGGCCATACTGATCCACTTTGACTACCGCGTTAGATAAGTGCCTAGTCATAACAGGGTTGCCATCGTGTTCTATTTTCTTTTCTACTACGGCTTCATAAAATTTTTGACAAGCCGGCACCATACGGCGAGCGCTAGTGCTAGGCCACTCAACAATCGGGATACCCTTTTCCATTAGAACGGCCATAGATCGTTGCCAGCGGAAAGGGTCACAAGCGACTTCCCGAACATTGTATTTTGAGCAGAAGTCCATAATTACTGCTTCAACATCTAGCGTATCCACGCGCCAAGTATCCGGATCGCTAGGTTGTTTCTCCCAGACTTTCACCATAAACATATACGGCAACTCATCTTCGTTAGCCGGAACTGTTGAGCCGACAACAACTGTGCAGTCACCATTGAACGAACCATCGAAGCCAAGTATGTATTCGGCGTCAGGGTCTAGCTCTCGCGGCGCGGCTAGGTTTTCCCAGTTAGTCGGATTGAGCCAAGCGTTCTGTGAGCTCACCCATTGGTTACAGCGCTTAGTTCTAAATTCGGCTTCCGGCGTTCGCCTAGCCATACTCTCAAAATCTTCTATGTTGTTTAGATCGCCATACCCAGGATTTGCCACCGCCCAAGTTTCCGGGTCTAGGTGATCGGCTTCTTCCGGCGCTTCCCACCACGCCATATAGAAACTCGGATCTACGGCTTCGCCACGCGCAACTTTTTGACCGTATTGGTAAAGCGAATAAGCCACGCTATCTTGACCAGTCGTATCGGTTTTCACACCAGCGGTCGTAATCGAAAGCAACATCGGCTCCCGACGCGCACCCATACCTAGCGCCATAACATCGAACAACTCACGATTAGGCGCGGCGTGTAGCTCGTCAAACACCACGAAAGTAGGCGATAGACCCTCTTTTGAATAGGCTTCCGCGCTAAGAACGCGGTAGATAGATCCGGTTGATACCACTTCGATAGCATCGCGGTAAGTCTTGACTAGCTCATTTAGATCCGGATTGTTTTCAACTATGCGCTTAGCGTCAGCAAACACGATACGCGCCTGTTCCTTTTCCGCCGCACAAGAATAAACTTCACCACCATCGTCACCTAGAAATAGTGACCACAAGGCCAAGTTAGATCCGAGAGCGCTTTTGCCATTTTTTCGGGGCATTCCTATAAGTGCGGTTCTATGGATTAGCCGGTTATTTTGATCAGTCGCAAACACATCGTGAAGTAATTGTTTTTGCCAATCGCGCAAAACTAACTGGCTACCAGATCGGCCGGCAACTGTATCTTTAGTTACTAGGCCGTAATTATTTATGAACGCGATTACCTGTTCCGCGCGAGTTAGGCCGCCATCCTCAACTGGCGTAACCCACTTCGGCGGCCATCCTTTGTTCATTGGTTCATCTGCTTTAGTTCGGCCAGCTTGCTTTGGCGTTTGACTTCGGCTAATCCTAGACGCGCACGATCCGCCGGTGATAATCCAAGCAAGGCTAGGTTGCTTTGGATTTGCTTTTCTAGTTCGCGTAATCCGGCGCGGAGTTTAGGCCGGTCACCGGTGCGATCCTGAAAAACTAGGTTTCTCAAAATACTTCTTTCGTCTATCATTTCGGCGGTCATCATCATAAGTTCTATGTCGGCCTTTGGGGAGATCCAGTTCATACCGACAGTCCAAGTCCGTTCCCAAAAATCTAATCCCATTTTGCCTAGCGGCCTTAGCGGTTCCGGAACACGATCGGCGGCCTCTAACGGAACGACCTCACGCGAATCCGGTAAAGCGCGTTTGCCGGGATTGCCCAACCTGCGCTTTTCCTCTATCGGTTTTGGCGGCCTACCTTTTACCATCGGTCAGCCTAATTTCGCGGTATTGAGTTTTCTTGTTTTCTTTTTCAACAACAAAATCTGGGTAAGTCGCTAATAGGTAATTGACTGCTTGTTCATTGAGCGCTTGCCTATCTAGTGATTGTAAACCACCCTTTTGCGCTCTAATACCGCCGCCGTAGCTAGTTATACCTGAGCTAACTGCGCAAACATCATCGAATCTTAGGACTGTTCCCTCGGCCAAAAATCTTTCTATCGAACGCTCGTAATCTTGCTTGACTGGTGAGCGCAAAATCTCATCGTGTTTATTTATAGATCCGAAGAACTGGCCAATAATAAAAGTAAGGCCGGTTGTTAGTTTAGGTTTTAGAAAGAACGGATTGGCCACCGGATAAATACCCCAAAGCGTGCTACCAACTTGCGAAGCAAATCCAAATGCGTCAGTTATCCAGCCATCAAGATCTTCGATTGGCGCTAGCGTCTTATCATCAACCTTTCGGCCTAGATACCGAAGATCGTCATCGGCTCTAACTAGCGGCTGATCATCTGGATAGAAATTAGTTATGCGATTGTGATTAGCCGTCACACCTTTTTCACTAGGCACTATCTCAGCGTAAAGGCCACTATCTACTGAGGTTTTGTAAGTTTCTACTTGGCTAGGCTCAACAAATACCCGAACGCGGTCTTTACTTATACCGGCTTCTGCTAAATACAGCAGGGTTTTTTGACCGATTGTTTCGGCTCGTTCGTGTGAGGGTATTGCTATTTCGTATTTCATTATTTCCTAGTGTGGGTAGGTTTGCTAATTCACTATACGCGTATCACCATTAGATCGGCCAGTTTTGATCTTTTCTTTGATTAGTGTTAGATCGTCATCCACCATACCGGCTTCTCTTTCGGCGCGGCGCTTGCGAGCTTCGCCTACTTCGACCGCGTAAGTGTGGCAGTCTTTCATACCGCGCTTTGCGTAGAACACGATTGAGTAACGGTAGCCGTCTTTTGTTCTTGGCTTTAGCGTTTCTTTCTTC